TTTACAGCGATTTATAATTTTGAATTTGAAAGGTAGGTTAAAACATGGCAGGATTTTTCTTGAATAGTGCATACACGTTTGAAATTGGCGATGACGTTACAACGCTCAATACGCTAGGCGCAGGATTGTCAGAAGTAGACGTACAAAACAACGAGGAAACAGACCAAACCGCTTATTTAGACGGTGACGGATTTTTAACAACTGACGTTATTGGCGCACAATTAACATTTGAATTTACAGGCCACCGTTTATACGGTGACGCAGCACAAGACTTTGTTTTTGGCAAAGTTTTATCGTTAGGCAGTGCGCGTAATTGCCACTTTAGCGTGACCGATCCGGAGGGTGGTATCTTTGCAGGACCCGCAACGGTTACGATTACTAGTGGTATCGGTGGCGGTGCAGCGAACGCTAAGAGTGAAATCTCATTCGGTGTACATTTCAATGGTAAACCAGAATACACAGAACCACCAGTCGTATAATAACACAAGGGGATAGCATTAGATTGTTATCCTCTTTTTTAAAAGGAGAATGAAGATGCAAGAGTTTAAGTTTAATAACAGCTATGAAGAATTTAAAATCGGTGGCAAGACTTATAAAGTTGATTTCAGCGATGAAAAGATTAAAGAATACATCAAAAGTATTAAAGAATATGAATCGCGCGCAAAAGAATTAGAAGAACGATCAAAAGGCGATTTATCAGAAGAAGAACAATTACAGCTGATTGACGACAGCTTAAAAGAACTAGAATCATTTATTGATTTGGTCTTAGGAAAAGGTAACTTCACTGGAATCTATGAAGCTAGCGGAAAATCAATGTATAACATGCAATTGTTTAGTGAATGGCTTGCAGTGTTTTTAGGCGAGAATGTACAAAAGAAAAAAGGCGACGCTATTAAACGATATAAGAAGTGATTAGATGTTTACACACGTAAAGAAAAATATTATCGAGCATGACGGACAAACATACGAGATAAACGACAGTTTTAACAATGTGTTACTACTTGTCGAGATGCTAGAAGATGATATGTTAGAAGATGGTGAAAAGTTAGCGTTAGCAGTGGAGATTGCAACAGGTGTCGAGTGTTTGAATGATGAGGGGTTAACGCAAGAAGTTGATTGGTTACTGGCGATGTACGATAAAGTGATTGATTATCTGTTTGACAAAAAAGCTGATGATGAAGAACAAAACGATCCGATTTACAACTTCACGCAAGATAGTGAATTGATTTACGCATCGTTTTTACAAGATTACAATATCGACTTACTGAACGAGCTAGATAAGTTATCATTTACAAAGTTTAGCACGTTACTAAGGCAGTTAAGCGATGATACACCGTTCAAAAAAGCGGTTGGGTATCGAGTGACTAAGATACCGCCACTCACAAAGTACAACAAAGACCAAGTTGAGCATTTAAAGGCTATGAAGCGCGTTTACGCACTCAAGAAAGATAATAAGCCTAAGAACAACGATAAAGCGCTAGATAGCGTGTTTGGGGCTTTAAAAGGTAGGTGAATCAAATGGCAGATGGAAGCATTAAGATTGACACGAAGATAGATAGCAAACAGTTTGACAAAGACATGCAGTCTATCGAAAAAAAGTTAAAAAAGACGTCTGATAATCTTGGCAAGATGGGTAAAAAGTTAACGACAGGTGTGTCATTGCCGATTGCTGGGTTATTTGCAGGTTTTGCTAAATCAGCAATGGACTTAGAGGCAACAGAAGCAAAGTATAACACGGTTTTCGAGGGTATGACCGACCAAGCAGACGAGTTTATCACCGAGTTTCAAAAGCTGACGCCTGCTACAAAAGCGGAAGCACAATCCATGGCGAGTGGCCTGCAAGATTTACTAATACCTATGGGGGTAGCACGTGACGAAGCAACTGACATGACAGGTGAATTTATGCACGTTGCCGGTGCATTGGCTAACTTCAACAGTGGTACACACTCATCACAAGACGTTATGAACGCGATGAACAGCGCGTTGACTGGTCAATATGACAGCTTGAAATCATTAGGGATTCAGTTAGATGCGACGACCGTTAAAGAAAAAGCGGTTGCGATGGGTTTGGCATCATCAACTGACGAAGTAGATAAAAAGATGCAAGCGGAAGTGTTACTAAGCGAAGTATACGCGCAATCGGGCGATGCTTTAAATGCTTATAACGAAGAAAACTTAGATGCTAAGACAAAGATGGCGCTAGCTAAAACGGAAGCGATTGACTTAGCTGCGAGCTTTGGAGAGTTGCTTTTACCGATGATTAACAGCTTAATTGATGGTGTAAGAAAAGTCATTGAATGGTTTAGCGGGTTTGACGAAGAAACACAGAAAACAATCATGACAGTTCTAGCTATTGTCGCAGCGATTGGCCCACTCGTGTTAATCATCAGCAAAGTTATTGGTGGTTTATCGTCAGTAATCGGATTTTTAACAGCAATGAATCCGATCGTTTTAACTGTGATTGCTGTTCTAGCTGTTTTTGCAGCGATGTTCACGTTATTGTGGACGCAAAACGAAGAGTTCCGCACAAAAGTCATGGAAATTTGGAACAATATAAAAGAATTTTTCTCAACAACAATGGAGAATCTTAAAGAGATAATTAAAGTTGCGATTGACATGATTAAAACTTGGTGGGATAAATGGGGCGATGACATTATAAACGCGTCTATGGCAATTTTTGAGACTGTCTATGAGTTTATACGCGTGACAATCGGTCAAGTTAGGGAAGTTATTCAATCGGTTCTTGGATTTATAAAGGCTTTCTGGGATAGATGGGGAGACAATATAATAAGCGGTTGGAAAATAACGTTTGGTTTAGTAAAAGACGTTGTTAAAAACGTTTTTGCTACAATTAAGCGTGTTGTCGGCGGTGCGCTAGACACGATTAAAGGTATATTTAACACAGTGACCGGAATTATAACAGGAGATTGGGAAAAAGCGTGGAACGGCATGAAAGACACTGTAAAAGGTGTCGCTAACATTATAGGTGGTATTGTTAACGGAATTATTGGTAGTGTCGAAACAATGGTTAATGCGGTTGGTCGTGCGATTAATGCGTTACCTAGTTTTAACATACCTGATTGGGTTCCGCTGTTTGGCGGTAAAAGTTTCGGTATACCTAACATCCCTAACGTGCGTTTACCACGCGTGCCAAGTTTGGACGTTGGTACTGATCGAGTAAAAGCAGACGGACTTGCTATGCTTCACAAGGGCGAGAGTGTTGTCCCTGCCGACGTTGTTGGCGGTGGATATAGCAACGATAACGCTATGATGAAAGAGTTAATCAAAGCGTTACGAGAATACAAACCAACGATCAACATTGAAAAAATAGAAAACAATTCGGACAGCGACATTCCGAGAATTTTAGAACAATCGCAGTGGATTCTTGACAGACAAAGGGGGCGTTTAGATGGCTTGGTTTAGATTTAATGGTGAAGATAGTCGTGACTACAATATCAAAATTCATAATGACGTTTCTTTTGTCAGTCCTGAACGCGATATATCGTTTGCTCAAGTTCCAGGGCGTGACGGTGATTTAGCAATTGATAATGGGCGTTACAATGCTTATGACTATTCAATACCTATCACGTTAAATTTAAAAGATGGTGATAATGTCGATAGACAATCGAAACGTATCACAGAATGGCTTAAAACTAGTGAATGGGGCGAATTGGAACTATCGTGGTCACCAGACTATCAATACAAAGCAATGTGTTTTCAAACTTTTGATATGGCGCGCACGCTTGAAACGTTCGGTCGCACAGTGATTAACTTCAGGCTTCAACCTATAAAATATCAGTCAAAAGAAGTCGTTTTAACCGACGGACTAACGATTGTTAATCGTGAAAAACGAGCGTCTAAGCCACTGATTAACATTGAGGGTATTGGTGATATAACCATCAACAAAAATGGTGTAGAATGGCTTGTATTAACGTCAGTAGATAACTACATCACGATTGATAGCGAGTTAATGAGTGTGTACAAAGATAATTTACCGCAATATGAAAAAATGAATGGCAGTATTAGACCGTTATTTCCGGTTATTGACCCGGGAGAAAATACATTTACGATCACAGGTAACGCAACAAGTATCACGATGGATTGCAGATGGGAGAGTGTCACATGATCCCGATTTTATATGATAATAAAGAAACAAGTTTTTCGTCGCTTGGTTTAGGTGTTTTAAAAGATGCAACAAGTGCAATCGTCACAGAAGAACGTAACGGCATCTTTGAACTAGAGATGAAATATAGCGTTGACGGAAAACTGTTTAACGAATTGAAGAACGATCGTTACATTAAAGTTGATGCGAATCCAAACAGCAAAGACCAGTTATTTAGAATTATTCGCGTTGATAAGCCGATAAAAGGAGAAGTGACAGTATACGCTGAACACGTGAGTTACTTATCGCGAGATGTTGCGTTAAATCCAGTCGTTTCTTATAACGGAAACGCAGGCAGCGCACTAAATACGTGGTTAGACAACTTGATTGACGCCACGCCTTTCAGTGTGTTTAGCGATATACTTACTGTCAAAAGTGGCACATGGAATATTGAAGATTATCAAAACGCTAGAAATGTTTTAGGTGGTAAACAAGGTTCAATCTTACAAAATTACGGTGGCGAATATCAATTTGACAACTATCACATTATGCTATGGAATCAACGTGGCAAAAATCGTGGTGTTCCGATCGTTTACGGTAAGAACATCATTGACTTAAATCAAGAAGAAGAAATAAACAGCACGTACACAAGCATCTATCCATATCGCGTATACGAGGACGAGTCAGGTAACAAGATACGTATCACACTAACAGAAAAGTATATCGATGGTGATTAC